AAGGACACCGTCTTTAATAAGTTGTGTTACATCACCTGCAGCTTTTGATATTTTTGCTGATATCTCTAAGCCTTTGTCTGTAACTTGTAAATCTTTTGCTCTACCAATAGGTCTGTCGTAGTTATGATTAAAAAGAATTATTGGATTGTTTTTGAAGTTTTCTAACCCTCCTTTTGTCCAAGCTTCTGTTTCAATAATATCCCCAGCTCTATCCATTGCATTTGTACTTGCTGAGCCTTTAATTTCGACTCCGCCATCATCAGTTTCACCTAATGATTTAAAAGTACTAGTCCAGTGATAAATTTTATTTGACATCTTTTTTCTCCACTTTTGGCTTGGCTACTGTTTTCTTAGGAGCCACTTTCTTTGGTGCAGGCTTTGGAGCAGGTGCTGGAGCTAGTAGAGTTTCCAAATCAATTGGGTATCTTTTCTGCATTGCAGAAAGTACTCTATTCCAAGAACCAAATGCTCTTCTTAAAAGATAGTCTTTGACTGGAACTTCATTACCAAGACCTTTATAGTCTGAAAGAGAAATAGTGTCAACTTTACGTTTCACTAAAAACTCTGATAATGCTTTTGCCATTTTATCTTTTGTCATATTAATTTTCCTCGCTTGGTGGAGTTTCTACTGGTCGTCCACCTTCTTCTGGATTTGCTGCTGATCCCGCTATATTTTGTGGGACTCTTGGCTCATCAAATCCTGCTACTGGGTCTTTGCCTAGTGCATCTCTTGCTTCATTTGCTGAAAGTATTCCAGTATTAACAAGTGTTGCATAGTAAGCTGCTTGATCTCTTAATTCTGGTTGTAAAGCAGGTACTCCTGTTATATCCTCAGAAAGTGAAAAACCAAAAAATCTTTCCAGTGCAAATTTAAGTTTTCTAACTACGGGCAATACTGTTTCTAAGTAATAAAGTCTATGGTTTGGGCGAATATTCGCATTATTTCCACCGTCAAAAAGAATAGGTGGAATACCCATAGCTTCTAGAATTACTCTTTCACTTGCCTTGATAGAATCCTGAAAATCTAATTCTCTGAAATTGATATTTGTTAAGTTATCAACTTCTAAACCACCGTCAAGAATAAGAGGTCTTCTACCTCCTGTATTCGGATTATATCGAATACTCCATGCTTGTAACATTCTTTCTTTTATTTTCTCAGAAAGAGTGTTTGGTGATTTTAATACTAAACCTGGTACAGCTCCATTTTTAAAGAAGTTATCTTGAAAGTTTCTCATAGAGGTTAAAAGTTGCATAGTTCTATATGCTGGTTTTAATCTTGGTACACCTCTATAAATGGAGTTGAAACTGTTTTCTTTTATATGTATAATTTCGTTTACGCTATAATCGATACTATTGTCAAATGAGTATTTCTCTACGTAAGTTTGATCGTCTGAATAGATTGTGACTTTATCAGCAGGTAGATGGTAAAGATGTGCTCCATCGTAATAAATAAATATATTACCATCTATGAGTAGATCAATTATTAGGTTTCTTTTAAAAGTACTTACATCTTGAAAAGGATTTGGCTCCTTATTCAAAAGTAAATCTAACCTAGATCTACGCATGTTTTTTATGATGTTATTAACTCCTACTATTTGTTCACCTACTGTGAAAGGAATTTCAGAAACATCGTCAACAATCATGTTTACAGCACGATTAACTATTTCTAGTTGTTCATATGCATTTCTATAATTAGTAGGAATTTCACGAGAATCAATAGTCATTCCCTCTTCACGGGAAATAACATATTGAGCAGGATTAAGTTTTTCCTCTCGTCTTCCTAAAAACCTGTCATACCATGCCATATTTGTCTCTCTGTTTCTCGACCCAATTTCTTTGTTTCTCTGCTGTAGTCAATTTGGGTCGTTTTCCATAAATTGAGTGTAGTCGTAAATGATGAGCATGGCAGAGAGTTGCTGCAGCGTTATAGACTTTATCATAGTTTTCATCAATAAAGACTTCACGAATCTCTAGTATGTCTTGTTCATTCTTAATAATAATATTTTTCTTTCTTAGCCAAGTTTCTAGTAGTTCGGTTAGTCCGTAATAATGATGAAAATCTAAGTTCTCAGTACTGCCGCATATATAGCAATTATTTGCTTTTCTATATTTTGATTTAGCCTTGTCTCTTACGTATTTAACTAAATCTCTTTTGAAGTTCATATTTATACTCTTAATTAGAATTATACCAAAAAGTCACATCTGATGTCAAGAACTGTTTTTTATTAGGTATTGTCAAAACGTAGTCGCTGAAGTTTCAAATGTATAAAGAGCGTATCGTAAAGCATCTGCCATATGAGATGACATGTCATGTTTTGGCTTTTCTTTTAGTAGGTTAGGG